AACTGTTTCTAGAAGAGGTGTTAAATTTGGATTAAATGACGCTGTAATTACTTTATACATGCCCAATCCTGGTAATTATTCCAGCACAACTTTTCCAACACCAACTACTTTTGGAACATCCTTTACTACATTGTGGTATGTTGTAAATTTAGGAACTACACCAGCTTCAACTACAGTTAGATCTGTTTCCGTTCTCTCATATTCTATCGTTAAAAGACCTTTTGATATTGGCATTGACTCCACCAATACAGATTATCTTGAACTTACAGTGGTTGGAAATAAAGAAGACATTTATTTCTTCTTAAAAGAATATGACGATAATGATGCTGCAAAGAGAAGAAAACTATTTAAAACTGAAGCAGATGCAAAAGATTATTATTTTCAACAAGGAACCTCTACAATTTTTCCGTATTCAGAAATTTTAGATTATAATGAAGTTATCACTCCTGTTGTTGGTGTTTGTAAACCAAAAGATTTTAGTTTAATACAAAGAGGATCTGGATTTAATGAAGATATTGATATTGTTTTATCGAAAGGTAGATTAAGTGATGGAACTTCTTCATATAATTCTATCTTTAGACTTGCATACTTTAATCCAACATTTTTTACTAGAATCATTTTAGATCAAAATATTTCATCTAATACATTTTTACCTGGAAAATATATTGTAGGTTCTACTAGTGGAGCTTATGGTGTAGTAGAGGGTTCTACATCATCGAAATACACAACTGGAAATATTTTATTCATTAGAACTCTATCTGGAACTTTCGTTTCTGGAGAAACTATTACTGATGAAGCTGGCAATTCAAGAAGAATTGCTAGAGAAGGAACTATTTCTCACTTTGTAGTAATGAAGAGGGGAGATGGATATCCTGTCAACACCAATATCAAAGTTAATGGTGTAGAGTATACAAATTCTGCTTTAGAAATTAGTTATCTTGCCTCTGCAATTTATAAAGTAGATATTAGAGATAGAAATTTATTAAATCAAGTTTACGCAACAACTCCCGAAGTATCTTTTAATACAGGAAATACTAATCCAATTTCATCTGCAATTGTTGTTCCTGTTTTATTCAGAAATACTGTATATACATATGAACCACAAAATGTAAAATCAGTAAGTTCTACATTTGGCGCTGGCAATGCATATAATTTTACTGCGGATGTTGAGTCATTCCAATCAAATTATATTAGCAATAAAATTCTAACTGATTTTACTTTTTCTGGAAGTAAAGGAAGAAAATATATTGAATGCAATGGATTCTCTGGCGATCCATCTAGCGATTTAATGCAAGGTGATATTATCCAGTTTAATGACTCCACAAATACAGCAGTAAGATCTGTTGTTCAAAGGGTAGAAAAAGCAGAAGGATTAATTAAATCAAAAATTTACTTAGATAATGCTCTAAGAAATGACGTTGCTAATGCAAGTGTAGTAAGAGTTAGACCAGTTATTCAAAATTCTGGATCATCATCATTACTTATCCCAGTAGGATCTAAATATCCATCTAGTATTGTAGAATCTCCCGACGATTCTAAAATTAAATATTACTTCCGTAGAGATTTTGTTACAACATCTTCAGTAAATGGTGGTAATATTACTTTTGCTGCTCAACTGCCATACGGAACTCAAAGGTTTGCAGCATTCAGGGAAAATAATTTTATCTTAACCGTATTAGATAAAAGATCTTCAACAACTTTACAAAGTGGTGATATTATCTTTTTAAAATCAGATCAAATTTCTATAGAAAATACAACTTCTAGCACAAGCGGATTAACTGCGGGTAGTGTTTCCGTTAATTTACCATCTACTTTCTTTGGAACATCAACTAACTTCCCCATATTAAAATTAACTGCAACTGTAGAGGTAAGTAAAGCAAGACCAAGATTAAAAACGGTATATCGTAATCAAAGAATTTTAATTCAATCTCCTGGAGACAGAATTGTTCCTATTAGGGGCGTCAATTTTGACAATAATAGCACAGATATTTTATCTTACTCAGATGTAATTAAAATTCGTTATGTTTACGAAGGAACAACACAAACTGCTCCTGTCGTTTCTTCTTCTGGTGAATTAGTTACTGGAACAGACGTTACTGAAAGATTTTCGTTTGATGATGGTCAAAGAGACACTTTCTATGATGTCTCTCGTTTAGTATTAAAACCAGGATATATTCCTCCTTCTGGTCAACTAATTGTAGCATTTGATTATTTTGAACATTCTCAAGGAGATTTTTGCACAGTAGATTCTTATTTACATGAATCTGGTGTTTCTCTCGATGAGATTCCTTCGTTCAATTCTTCTGTTTATGGAAAGGTTTCTTTAAGAGAAGTATTTGATTTTAGACCAAAAGTTGACTCAACAGCAATTATTAGTGGTTATCAAGATACATCTATCCTGTCAGTCACTGATTTTAATAGTTTTACTTTATCTGGTGGTATTACATCTAGCACCCCAGCAACAGAAGAAGTTTTGGAATATACAGTATCTTTTAATCAAAAGCAATATTTAGATAGAATTGACGGAATATTTCTTAATAAAAAAGGAGAATTTATCGTTAAAGAAGGTAATTCATCACTCAATCCAACAAAACCAGCAGACGTTGATGATGCCATAGCATTATATTATCTTTACGTTCCTGCGTATACAACATCTACAAATGATGTTCGTATTATGCCCGTAGATAATCGTAGATATACGATGAGAGATATTGGAAAACTTGAGAAGAGAATTGAACGTTTAGAACAATATACAATGTTGAGTATTTTAGAGCAACAAGCTTTAAATATGCAGATTAAAGATGAAATTGGCATTGAAAGATTTAAGAGTGGATTTTTAGTAGATAATTTTGAAAGTCATGCAGTTGGCAATTTAACATCTATTGATTATAAATGTGCAATAGATACTCAACAATCTACTTTGAGACCAAGATCTATAGAAAAATCTTATAAATTACAGGAAATTAACACTAGAAATGAGCAGAGATCTTTAGATAATTATACCAAATCTGGTGATATTATCACTCTACCATACACAAATATTCCTGCAATCAAAAACCAATACGCAACCAAAAAATTAAACATTAATCCTTTTGTCGTTCTTCAATATGTTGGTGATGCAGAATTATCTCCTAATGTTGATCAATGGTATGATGAAAAAGAAACTCCTATCATTTTAGATAATGATAGTAAAGTATTTTCTGTATTTTTCTCGACAGATGATGCGAGAGAAGGATACGCAAGTCTTTATAACAATTTTATTATTAACTGGATAGGAACAAACAGAGTATTTTATAATGTAACACCTTTAAACAACTCTTCAACGACGGTTGCAGTATCTACTACACAATCTGCTTCTGTTGCAAGTAGTTCTAACATTAGCCCACAAAACAACCAATTACCACAAGGAGTTGCTTCTAAGTCAATAGGTGCTAACGTAGTATCTTCTACAATCCAACAATTCTGTAGATCTGTTCCTGTATTCTTTAAGATTACCAGAATGAAACCAAGCACAAAGTTTTATGTGTTTATGGATGGTAAGTCTATTGATAGATGGATTATTCAAGATAGCAAATTTACTGGAATAGCAGGAAACTCGTTAGGAACATTTAATAGCGGAATTACTACAGATGCAAACGGAAATGCCAGTGGATTAATTCTTATTCCATCAGGCAACCCACCTCAAACAGGAACAACATGGACAGGATCAGTAGATGATGTTCAATATGACACAGAAACTGGCACACCATTATCATTCATTACTGGAATAAAGACAATCAAATTTACCTCAAGTTCAGATGGATCAATTACTAGTGATGTAGAATCATTTACGGAAGTTAAATATTATGCTACTGGCAACCTTCCACAACAACCATCAACTATTATTTCAACGTCACCCGCTATCTTCAAAGCAGATGAGGGTATTCAATTCATTGAAACAACCAAAGCACAAGTCAAACCAAATCCAATTTCACAATCTTTCAATGTAGAAAAATATCCAGGTGGAGTTTTCTTGACAGGGTTAGATTTGTATTTTAATAAGAAGAGCACCACCATTCCTGTAAAAGTTTATTTGACAAATGTAGAAAGTGGAAAACCTGGAAAGTATATTGTTCCTGGTAGTGAATGCGTGATGTATCCAGATACTTATCTTAGAGTATATACAAACGGAACTTTAAATATCACTAAAGGAGAAACAGTCACTGGTGCGACATCAAAAGCTTCTGGTCCTATTAAAGAAGTTTACGATAGAAACAATAATTTAGTTCCTGTGTCTGTTTTGGGTCAATATACATTGACAAACGATCAAACATATATTCTTGTTCTATCGAACAATAATGGCAAATCCTTTATACAAAACGAAGGATTGAATGTTCCTTCATTGACATCTTTCAATGCTGCACAAAATACCCAATTATCAGTAACCATTGCAAAAGATTCTGGAAGAATTACTGATTTAATTATCAACAACGCTGGTTCTGGATACGAAACTGCATCTTTAACTATCGAAAGCCCTCAATTACTAGGAGGCACAAATGCAACTGCAGTGTGTAAAGTTTCTGGAGGAAAAATATACGATGCTTCATTGGTTGTAAATGGTAGTGGTTATACTGAAGCACCATCTGTTATTATAAACTTTACTGGGTCTTCAGCATCAAATGCTTCTATTGAAGCTATTTTGACTATCGATACCCCAGCGGTAAGAATGGGTGTTGCTATTGATACGGGAGATGTTTCTATACCAGATTCAACTACTCCAACTACATTTAATTTTAAATATCCTGTATATTTACAGAATAATACTGAATATGCTTTTGCCGTTGAGTCAGATTCAACCGATTATGTTATTTGGGCATCTAAGTTAGGTGAAGTTGAGCAAGCAACTAATTCTGTCGTAACATCACAACCATTATTAGGTTCTGTATTTAAATC